GATAATTCTTTTCCTATGTCAGAGTTCTCGAAGTTTACACACTCTCTAACATTAGTCCAATACTGCTCTATGTCGCCAATAAACTTAGCTTGGTCAATGATAGAGTTCATATCAGTTATGAGTTCATTCTTTTCTTTCCATAACTCTCTGTGTGCGTTCATCAGCATTGATTTAGATTTCTCAAACAACTTTAGCATTTCCCAATCAGCTTCATTGGTCATCATCATACAACGACTATGACAACTACCTGAAACAACAACTTTTCTAAACTTACCAAAGTCGCTTTCAGTATGACTTGGACAATGTTCAGTCCAACCATAGTTCCTCGCTTCATTAAACAAAGCAAAGTCCTCGCCTGTGCCATTGGCTTTTGCTACATCAGCAAAATCGTGAGACATCTCACTACGCAACTTTGTGTAGTGTGGATTTTCTGCCTTGCCTGTTTGGTCATACTCAATCTTGATAGTCGCTTGGTGTCCTTTGGCTTGTAGCTCTTTGTGATACAAAGCCAAGTATTCATCAATGTCCATTTCAAACTTAAATTGTTGTTCGCTTATGTCATCAAACTGTGGTTTGAAATAGAAGCAACTGTCAGTCGTAGTAAACCTATCGTAGCTTCTGCCACTATCATACTTTTTAAGTATCTTCATATCTGCCATAGGATAATGCTTTTCCACTTGTGGTGTAATCACATTGTCCCAAACATCATCTCGGACACTTCTAAAGTTTTCTTGTGCCAATCGTAAATCTTCTTCGACTTGCATTGGCATATTGTTGTAAACAGTATGCAACCACTCTTTTTTGAGTAGTCGTCTTTTCTGTTCGTTTAGTCTTATCTTTTCCATAATTATCCTTTCTAGTTATGGTTATTGATTATCTTCTTGTATCACATTTTCTGATACATTGTCTACAAAAAAAGCAAAAGCCTCTTTATTTCTTTGTAGCCAATCAGTCATACAACCGAGGCTATGGAACCGCGCATACTCTAGTTTAACTTCATCGCTGGTCCCCCAATGAAATTGGGGGTAGCTATAGTAAGACTTTGGATAATACTTCTTACCGCAGTTCTTGCAAAATCTGGCGGTACTCATTGTACCGCCTCGCTAGTTGGGAACTTTGCAACTCGCCCTGTGATATTAAATATATCTGTAAAAGTTCTGTACCCAACGATTGTGTGTTCCTCGTTGTCCATAGCAACACAAGTTACTGCTAACTTGCCATTTTTGGTTTCCCAAATTTTAGACTTGTCGTCCCAGAAACATCTTCTGTATTCTATTTGGTCTCGCTTTTTGCAGAAGTGGCAAATATAAAAATGGTCTGCCTCTTTTAATGATTGAATAACCTCTTGGTCATTAATCAGTTCGTGGTCTAAATCTTTTTTTAACATAGTCATATCCTTTCTTTGATTTGAAAAATAATCTCATATTCTATTGACTTTGTCAAATAAAATCCCATATAAATAATTGCATGCAATTGCCTGGGGAGTGAGCCAGAAAGCTGTTACCCAGGCGCGCGGTCCGGAGTTTGCTTACCCTGATCAGGGCTCCGGGTCGGGTCTCAAGCGCCGGGGCTCAAGCTGCAAAAAAATATTTGACAGGTTATGTAAATTATGGGATGATCGTACATAATCTAACAGAAAGGAAAATTATGGATTATTTAGCATTACGTATCCCAGCGGATATAAAACAAAAAATTACAGCGTCGACCTGGACGGGTGAACCACCGTTCCAAGGTAGTAACGGTATGTACAAACAGTGTGATTGTGACATGATACAAATTGTACCTGCGGCCTACACTGACAAACGTTTGGGCCATCACCTGGAAGGTGATTTGTATTGTGATGAAGAGGCGCTGTTAAAAGCGGACCCCGTGCACAACTGGCGTGCATCACAAATGCGCTATTGGCACATGCTGCCACGGAAGGACCAGCTCACAGCTGATTGGCGTGAATGGTGCAACATTGCGGGCAACGCCGTCTTCGTGGTCCCAGCCACTGATGAGAACCTCAAGATGATGGAGGACATCCTTGACTCGTAAACAAAACAGCCTGCCGCGGATCCCGGTCCGCGGCACGGTGCACAGTTACTGGCTCCAGCAGCGCGAGAAGCGCAAGCGCCGGGGAGCAAGCCACAAGCCGCAAGCGAACAAGCGACTTGACAAACCAGTTGACTTATGGGATAAAGTGATATGAACATAGAAGAAAGAAAAAAGATTACAGGGGGCCTGAGCAAGCCCTCCAAGATGCCGGGCTACGCATACAACCTGCCCGCGATCCATTGCAAGACTGGAAGCAAGCTGGCAGCTATACCGGGGACCACGTGCCACGGCTGTTACGCACTGAAGGGCCGCTACCGGTTCCCTAACGTCATGGACGCCATGATGCGCAGGCTTGCCAGCATTCACCGGCCCGACTGGGCACGG